GCTGTGGTGTTCTTAGAAATCGCCGCGTTGGTCTTGGCAAGGTCGCGCATGAAGGCTGCGGAGTTAAGCGAAAGGTCAACTCTTACTCCGCCGACAGGGGTAGACGCCATTTATTCTTCGTCCTTTAGGCTGGTAAGTATCTTCCCTATCGAATACGCCTCTATTCCACGCCACAGACGCGCACCCATCTTCAACAGAACGTCATGATGGGTTGTATCCATTGCAGGACGAATGAACGGGCGTGCGGCCATGTTCTTGGTCCCAAACTCAAGCAGATGAGAAATGTATCTACCGGGGGATTTAAACCCAATCATGCGCGATAACACCGGACCACCGGTTGACTTAACCGCACGGGATATTATCGACCTCCGGAGAGCCCCAGTCCTATAGGGGGCAAGCCTACGCATTGCCTTAGTTATCGGAGCCGCCCCGGCTGTGAGGGAATCAGCCCCTATCCTGGTTGCGACGGCGGGGCCCAACCCCTTTAGCTTTTGCTCTAATTTGTCTAGACCGATTATTTTGAATTTTACCACTCCCACCATGAAGCATCCCCGCATATGCCACTTGAAGCTTGGCCTTCAATTCCTTGGCATCAATTTTCTTTGGAGCTCGTTTGGCACCAGGAACGAAGTCAATTGCCTCAAACGGCGTGCGCTTCTTCTTAGTGTCCCGGTTCACGTTGGCTATCGTAGCCGCAACAATGCCAGCACGATAACACTCAGCTTCCCAACCAAACGGCTCAAGGTGGAAGAACTCAACCCACTCGCCATATTCTTGCGCTGAAAGTTTTTGCTCAAGTTCCGCGACGGTACAGCCAAAAGTGAGGGCTAGTCGAAAGAGGAATCTGCGCCGTCCGTCGCGTTTGAGTTTCCCGAGACAAAGCCATTAACCCTAGCAACTGCCTCGCTAAGAGCTTTGAATGCAGCGGGGGAAATATCCCCCAACTCTCCCTTGCGCTCCTCGGGAATGAGAGGCTTACCGTTTTGGTAGCAGCAGGCCACGATGAGGTCCGTAGTTAATCCCTCCGGGTCTTTGTCCTTGCCCTTAGATAGCTTGGACAGTTCCTTAATGGACAGTCCACGAACCTCAATCTTTGTACCAGCAACCTCAACCGTCTCAGTCTCAACCTGTTTCGCAGCCTTCAGGAAATCACCCATTAGCCACTGATGCCCACAAGGTTCTCAAAGAACAAGCCAACCGGAAGGGTCTGGGGCTTGAGCGAGAACGACAACACCAAGTCACCATCAACCTCGATGGACTGCACTTCCGCGCTGTGGACGTAACAGGAAGAAAACTCGATTACCTCTCCAGGGCTGTTGCCCTGCTCAAGGAAAATCTGCCAAGGCTGTAGCGAGCCAAGCGCATCATCGTTCAGGATGTTGGCGTGTCCGCTGTCCTCGGGGTCAAAATATACCTCCACCTGAATATCGACAATATCTGGGATGTTCTTCTTGTGAACGTGTACCGTATCCTGAAGCGTGGTCACATCACGCAAGGAACGGCCCACACCAATTGCGCTGATGCTCCTTACATGGTTTATCACAGTTCCAGCGCGGCGAAGCTGTGTCCCTTGTGCGTCATTGACAGCCATCTCTAGTCCTCCAAGTGGGCCACGATGTAATCTTGCACCACGCGGTACAAGCCGACCGTGCCCGCTTCCTCTTCAAAAAGGTCAAACTCGTTATCTAGGCTGATGTGGCCAACTTCCACATCGCCCCAACTCGTCCCATAAAAGTCGTCAAGCGTTTGTCTTAGCGCCTCGGCCAGAGCGTGCGCTCCCGCGTGGGTAGTGGCCCAACAGCTAAATGAAATTCTCCTGCGAGCCTTGTATGCGGGACCGCTCAAGTCCCTCACCCTTACCGCCGAAACTTGGCTATAGCTTAGAGCTGGAAGGGTTGGCTTCTGCGGCAACTTCTCAGGATAAATCCTCGAGCCAACAATTGAGGAAACGGCTGTTTGCGCGTTAAGCCAAATCAGCATTTCCGCAATCATGTCTCAGACCTTCTGGCAGTCATGATACGTAAGCCCTCACGCCGGCCAATCTCATGCACCGCCATGATGTCGTAAATGTCGTCGTCGGTTGGCGTTGTGCTGTAGGGAAACACCACTCGGTCTAGCGGGCTCAAGTCACCCAGGTCTGTCGCCCATTGCACCTGGAACTCTGTCTGTTGCCTGCCAACGAATTGGTCTGAGATAAACCGCTCACCACCCGATACCGGATAATAAGCTGCCCACCTCTGCCGCCCTATCTGAGTCCAGACCGGGATAGGTTGACCGTGCGCGTCCTGCGTATCGGTCTTTCTCTGTATTGATATTCGCCTGTCCAGCTTGCCGAGCTTCATTCAGTGCCTCCGCAAGTGACATGCTCTCGAAGCATTTAAGTGCCGAGTCTTCGGTTGCGTTGATGATACGATAGTCTTTCGGTAGAACTCGTGCCGCCTCCCGCATCTCTTCAATCCAGCGGGAATAGTTTACCTTCTGCCTAAGCGGGCGCTTATGAGCGCCGAAGAAGTGAGTGCCCTTCATATCAAAGCCGGTTAGCACAACAAGCCTGGTCAACCGCAACGCAATGTTGATAGCCTGAAAGCCGCTATGCCTGCCGCGATTTATGGCGCCGTTAAGGGAGAAGAGGCTTCCCCGTTTTGAGGGAATTATCTTCACCCAAGAGGGGCGTTCGTCACGCTCGAAGGAACACGTCAGCTTGCACCCGGCAAACTCGGGATTCCTCTTCTGCCACCAAGCGAAGTCTGCGGCGTAGAGAATGTCCGCCTTCGGGAACAACAAGAAGGCGTCATTGACGGCAATCAGGCGAATGTCCGCGTGGTCGAAAGCCTTTAGGGACGGTCCCGGAGCTGCGACAATGCAGCTAGGCCATACTGGTCTCAATGCGGTACATGCGAAGCAATTGCTCTGCGCCCCACGGAGCCTTAAACCCCTGGCTGTTTGCTTCCCTCACCTCGTAAAGAGCAGCAGTATAAAGTTGGATAGCAGCTTTAATGTCCTCTGGAACAGAGTTCACCACACCAGGCGAGCTCTCATCCACAAACCCAGCGCGGAATCTAATGCGCCCGTTGTTCGCTCCGCTATCGACCGTTGGCCACGATCCGCTAGAGGATAGGAAAATTCTTGGATATTCGTAGTCTACCAGATAACCGGAGAACTCACCCTCGCCTCCGTCGCGATAGAACACCCCGGAAACTTCCAGCAATGGCCCCCTTGGAATTAGTATCTCTCGGCCATACGAACCAACGCCATCTGGATAGCTGAAATAATAATCGTAGGTGGTATCAGCCAGTGCTAGTCCAAGAAAGTTCTCTGCCCATCGGGTGCCTGCGTTCGTGTACCGCTCGATAAGCGCATCGTCCTCTTCCGTGTCTGTGCGCTTGAGATGGTCCTTGATTTCCTCAAGGCTAACGGCGGGCTCGCTGGAGCGGGAGATAACCCTAAGCATAGCCTATCTCGCCTTTCTCGCCCTTTGGTCCGGGAGTTCCCTCCGGTCCTGGCTCGCCGTTCTTTCCGTCTTTGCCATCTCGGCCACGCTTTACCGCGAGCGTCCAATCATCTGACGTTCCCGGCTTCGCTTGCGTCTTCTCCGCGTTGCAATGCCAAACACTTCCGGCCCAGGTCACAAAGTCGCCAAGCTCGTATTCCTTATCCTCTTTCCAAACATCGCGGTATGCCGCAACTTTCTCGGTGATGATACCGTCTTCGCCCTTTTCCCCTTTTTCGCCGGGGTCGCCTTTTTCGCCCTTTTCACCGTCTTTGCCATTCAGACCGTCCTTACCGTTGATTCCGTCAAGGCCATCCCTACCTGGCTCCCCATCCTTAACGGTTGCCATCTTCTCCCTAATGGAAGAAATGATAAGAACCCTATCTGACTTAGCCTCGGCAATCTCAGACCGCCAGTCCGCTAATACAGCGCGTGCCTCAGTCTCGATCTGACCAATCTTTTCGGCAAACGCCTTACCCATCCACTCGAACACTTCAAGCGGCGGGTTGGTCACTGTAAAATCCTTTTGTGAAGGCCCAGAATCGCCTCTCTTGTTCCCCGCCATCATCCATTTCCTCCTCTGCCTCTGCCGGCTCTTCAACGGGGGCCGGCTGAGGTGGAGCAGCGGTGCCAAAAGGATCTGCCTGGGCATCGCGCTTTGCTAGTGCTTCAAGACTATAATATTGCCGTTGAGATAAAGGAGCCTCGCCGCCACTCACCGGAGGCAGGTCCATCTTGGCCCTAGCCTCGTTAGGTGCCATTATGCTGGCACCAACCGCATCCCGTAATGCCGTGACTTGAGAAACGGTATCCATGCGAAGCAGGCCATCAATATCAAACTCAACCTTAGCTCCGGGCTTCATTTCTAGGCCCCGGACCAAACAGGCCTCAATATCCTCAAGCTGCTTCTGTATGGCTTGGGCATAATATTCCAGGTTGAGCGCCTGCACGTTGGCATAGCTTGGTTGGGCAAGGCCAATCTTATACGGCGGAACGTGGAATGTGGAACAGACCCATTCGGCGGTTGCCTTGGACTGCTCCAGCATCTGTGAGTCAACCGCGTTCATAGCCATAGGCTTGAACTCAAGGGCATCACCAAGAACAGCAGTACCACCCCGATTGCTCCCGTTGGGGCCGTAGCGAGATTCCCACTCATCCTTAAGACGTTGGGCTGTCTCGTTGGGAATGGTGTGCGGCGTAGTGATGATGCCGCTAGGAACTGATTGATTGCCAAAGAATGTTGCAGAGCTGTTCAGGATATTGAGTCCGATTGTTGCCACAAGCCCAGCCGCGTAAATCGGAGACAGCCCAACAAGCGGATGAAATAGGCAGTTCATCCGATCATGGATGATCTCACTCTGCGGGACAGTAACCGCAGTCTCAACGGTAGATAGATTGTCCTGCATGAGTTGGTAGAAAACGTCACCGGCTTCTGACACAAGCACCTGAACGTTGTTCGGATCCAGCACCCACATGCGTGTCACAACGCGGCGGGAGTCTCTGGCCTTCAGGACGTAGGTATTCCCGTGTGTGAGTTTTGAGATAGCCCAGTTCTCCCAGAACTGGTTGGGTGTTTGAAATTGGTTTGGCTCTCGCAGGATGGGGTCATAGGCAGGACTGGTGCCAACCCTCCACACGTCCTTCTCTCTACGCTTGAACTGCGGAGAACCTAGCTTTGATATATCGCTGGCAATCAGAGTGATGCAGGCGAAGACAGCAAAATGGGCCGTCACCAGGTTTCGGTCTATTTCGATATTGCGCTGCCACGCTCCGGGGAAGCTCTCACGAATAAGAGAAATCCAGCCACGATTGGAATTTGGGACTTGGCTTAGGGTAGCTTTCTGCCTTGTAATCGTGAGGCCAAAGATTTCCATTCCCTAGCCTTCCGCAATCATGCGTTGGAGTTCCGCCTTCGGTATGTATCCCTTGGGCAGTTTTTTACCACGGGCTTCCGCCTCAGCTCTCAACTCTGGAACAGTCCTAGCCGCTTCCATGTGGCGGGTCTGGTAGGCCAGTACTGGCTTGGCAATCACAACTTCGGGCAGAGTGGCGAGGTGGGAGCCAACAACAAGAGCAACATGCTTCTCGTCACAATTGAAAATATCGCCAGCCTTTAGCATTACCCTATTGGGTGCCACTCCATACGGAAACGATTTAAGGGCTTTCAAAACTGGCATAAGCATAATCTCCAAAAGAGTGCCGGGGCCATTCGCGACCCCGGCTTAGTCAATTCAGGCTAGGAGTTAGACATTCACTCCAGATGCCTCGCCCCATTCAACCTGGGCAAGATGCTGGATGGCTTCAGTCCTACGCTTGGCCCAGCCCACAGTGCGCTCCGCCAGGAACGCTACACTGTTGGTTTGGAACATAGAAACCAAAACATTCTGGACAACGGTTGGTGCGGCGGCATTAGCCGGCGCATCTTCCATTTCCAGGGAAGCCTCGGTACTCATTCTAACGTCCATACCACCATCGTCACCGAAGTAGATGTCGGATGCGTTCACAAGGAACACATCGCGGCCTTCAGTCGGTGAGTCTGTGGTGAAGCCAATAAACTCTGAGGTAATAACCGGAAGACCCTGAAGGGTGCCACCAGTCATACCCATGCCGGGGAACTCCGGCTGCCCGAGAGCATTCGTGAGCAACGAAAGCTGAAGGGCAGTTACTGCCGACATGACCCAGACGCCAGAACTCGGAGTGTTATTGGCGGCAAGATAAGCTGCCATAACAGACACAATATCTGCACGCACTGAGTCCGCATCGCGACCACTTGAGTTGATCGGCGTGAGTCCAAACGTGAGAGACGCCGGAGACACGTTAGCCTCAAGGTTCTTCTGAGGATTTAGAAGGTCCTCATCGAGACGGGCCGCAACCGACTTAGCAATGTCGTCACGGATAATCGTCTCAGCACTCGGGGACGAATCCCGAAGCACTTCCATAGTCGCAGCAGTTAGCGCAGCCGCCTTATATGGCAGCAAAGTTGTACGAGTGAAACCAGCCTTGCTTAGTGGCTTCGGCTGCCCCTCACCCACCCAGTAAGCAGTTGTGGCTGCGCTCTGAGTGATAAGAGGTGTACGGAACGGAACGCGGCGGAACCCGGGAATGCCCCCGGCCCCAAACTGACCAATAATGGTCATAGGACGAAGAAATTCAACGAAGTCCGCAAAGATACTCGTCTCCGTACCAACCAATGCACCGGCCCACAAACTCGTCTGCACGTTGGCAGCCGGGATGTCAGCCTTGAGAACCATGTGAAGATCCTCATGGTTCGGGTACATTTTCGCAGCAATGTCCTCCGGGTTACGATGGAGGATGTGTGCGAGTGCCTTACAACGAGCATAGCGAGCAAATGCGATGCCCTTGGGAAGTACGGGTTGCTTCACAGAAACCCGAATGGGCTCGCCCCGGCTATGAGAAGCAGCCTCAAACGAGCTTCCCTCAACCGGCTTTGCCTTCTCCACCTGTACCTTTGCTAGGTCATTCAGGCGAACAAGGTGTTCGTCAATCTTCTTCACTTCTGTTTTTAGCTCGTCGTATTTTTCACTAAGGGATTCGTCCAGCGTCTCGTCGCCGGCTTCCTCCATAATGTTGGCCATCTCTGCTGACTTGGCAGCTCGGGTGGCCTCAAACGCGGAGATTTTGTCCGCTGTCGTTTGTGCCATTTTACTTTTCCTCTCTGGTTTGATTGCCCGAGGCGCCGGGAACTTCTCTGCCGCCCTTAAATAGGCGGCTGTCATGTCGCTTGGCTCACTGCCTGTCGCGGCCAGAGCTTCAGCGTCAATCTGCTTGATGGTTTGAATTGAAGCTTCCTGGTTCGCCGGAATAGTCACGGCGGAAAGCTCAAGCCAAAGCCATTTAAGAAAACGGGTTCCGAACGAACCCTCGATCCCCTCCATCTCGATCCCACGGAAACCGATCGACAAGCCGCCAACAAGGCCAAGCCTAATCGACTGCCACGCTTCATCAAGGCGGTCTTTAAGGGTGCCAGGCTCTTCGCTCTTCGCGATATGAGCCTCTATCTGAATCCCGTTCTTGGTAACCTTGGCCTTCGTCACCTTTCCAATAGGCGCATCGGATCGGTGTTGCCAAAGAAGCGGGATCGGTAATTTGAACTCGGCACCCTCGGGATCAACAATGTCTTCGGCGCGGTCCACAGCCGGCGTTGTAGCCATGCCGGTAATGATCCGCCTCTCCTCATCAACGGACTTAACTGTGAGGAGAGAATATGCCCTATCCATAATTATGGATAACCACGGCGGTTGATGCCGATGGCACGCCGCACAACCATCTTCTCGGCCTTTGCCCTGTCCATATAGCCAAAGTCGGCTTGGGTCTTGGTGCCGCCGAATTCTGTGACGAGCGTGTTAATCGCCACTTCAAGCAACTCTATGGCCCGAACCTCGGGCCTGGTGATTGCTTTCATTTTCTCCTCCTTTAATGCAAAGTTGGTGCTGGCAATTGCTCATCGGCTTGCGCCGGTAGAAAGCACATCATCTCAGCCTGAGCCTCACGCTCCAGCATGGTGAACAAGGATTGATAATAGACAAGGGCTCGCACCGGCTTTGGAGACAAAAAAGACAAACAACGACTGATGCTGTGTGCTAACAACAGCTTCCCCAGTCGCATGGCATCCCCCTAAACAAACATTAGTTTAAAATCGCGTGCTGGCTCGGCAATGAATCTGTGTGCAGTGCCTATCGCCATAACAAGCGCAACTGCTCCATCAATCCTTACCGGCCCACGGTTGCTATTCGATTTGTCCAGCATTGGGTTGCCGGCCTTATCGAGCACAACTATAGCATTCGTCACCGCTGCCGTGAGAACCGCGTTGCCGCCGTGTCTCAATCTCCCGGTTAAAACGCATTCAGTAAAGAACTCTATCGAGGGAGCCATTGCCTTGCTGTGGCCCTGCGTAAAGGGTGAAATAGGCAAGTCGCTCATCCCAATGTCGGCCAGATCGACCTTGAGGTCTTCTATCCGCCAATTATCATAGGCAATCGTCTTGACCCTAAATCTCCTCGTAAGTTCCAAAATCTTGCGGGCAACGTAGTCATATCTAACAACCGGCCCTGGGATGGCTTCCATAAAACCCCTTCGGATCCACTCTTCGAACCGCTCACGCTCCCCATGCATACGGTTGGCGAGTTGGTCTTGCGGAGTCCAAAAGAACGGCACAACGTCATAGCCGCCCTTGCCATCAGGAAACACCAGAACCAAGGCCGTCAGGTCATGCTTTCCAGAAAGGTCTAAACCGCCAATGCATTCACGGCCCTCAAACTGCTTGAGGTCTATTGCGGGAACAGCGCATCGCTTCCAGACGGTCGAGTTGACAAGTCTCGCGACATCCGGCGCTACCCTCTGGTTTAAGCGTAAGTTGCGAAATGAGGACTCAAGGGCAGGGTTACGCCTGGCCCTATCGGCCGCAATCCTAAACTCCTCTTCGTTCAGAAAAGAACCTAGCGCCTGATTGCACGCCTTCCATACTTTTGGATCGAAAATATCGGCATCTTCGGGAGCGGCATCGAGCATAACATATGTGCTAGGAGTCTGCCCGCTTAGGCCTTCGTCAATAAGCATCGAGAGCGGGTGATCGTCATTCGGCGCTTGAGTCGAAATGACAATCCCAAGGGAATCGTCGCGCTTCCCCATGCCGTTAATCAGATTGTCTAACAGCTCCCTCGATTTAGCCTGGGCCAGTTCATCATAAACCCACAGAGAGGGGGCTAGCCCATGTGCGCTTCTGGCATCCTTAGAAATCGCCTCGTATTTAGACCAGAGCCCAGGCCAGTCCTTATATCTTTTGACGACATGAATTTGCTTCTTATTCTTAATAATGTTTACGCAGGCCATGTACTCCGGCATTTCCCGGAGAATGGCAACCATCTCAGAGAACAGAATGGAGGCCTGCTCCCTGTCAATTGCGGCGGAAAATACCTCTCCCCGCTCTTCTGCTTCCGGCCCTATAAGGTGGCAAAGAGCTATACCGGATAATAGACCAGTTTTGCCGTTCCCCTTTGGTTCGCTCTTAACCGCTAGATTATAATTTCTCTTGGCCCCGGGCGGTGAGGAATAGATTTGCTCTATGAACTCTCTTTGGCGTGGCAGAAGAACCATATCTTCACCGCGCAATATCCCCTTAGTGATTGGCAATTCACTAAGGAAGGCAATGACCTTATCCGACCTGGAAAGGTCTTCATTCTCCCACCTAAAGGTTCTCGAACCTTCTCTGGCTACAATATCGCGGGCAAAGTGCCTTTCTCTTGCCCCCCTGCCCTTTTCGTCGTGATGATGTAGTAATTCCATTTAGTCCCGAGTTGATACCTAATTAATGGCGGATTTCTGCGGTTTATTATACTAGACGGCGTTTAGGCT